CTAAACCTAAGATTGCAGGTAGTGGGTGCAACTTTCAACACGCTTGTAATAATATGGTTTTCGTAGGTATTGATTATAAGTTTAATGACTTTATACAAGCTATACATAGATGTTATAGATTTAAACAAACTAAAGAAGTTAATGTTTATGCTATACACACCCAAAATGAAAGAGATGTTCTTAAAACATTAAAAAATAAATGGAAAAAACATATAGAATTACAAACTGAAATGATAAACCTAGTTAGGGTTTATGGATTAAACACAGATAAAATTAAAAGCGACATGAAAAGACAAATATTTGAAAATAGAAGACAATCTAAGATTGGGGGTGCAACTGTATATAATGAAGATACAGTTAAAATACATGAAGAAATGGGAGAAAATACATCTGATATGATATTAACATCCATTCCATTTGGAGACCATTATGAATATTCTGACAATTATAACGATATGGGTCATAATAATGGCAATGACGAATTTTTTAAACAGATGGATTATTTAACGCCAAATCTTTTAAGAACATTAAAGCCGGGTAAGATTGCAGCTATACACGTAAAAGATAGAATAAGATATTCCTATCAAAATGGAACATCATTTACAACAATAGATGATTTTAGTGGAAAAACAGTATCACATTTTGTAAAGCATGGTTTTTATTTAATTGGAAAAATAACAATAACAACTGACGTAGTTCGTGAAAACAACCAAACATATCGCTTAGGATGGAGTGAGCAATGCAAAGATGCAACAAAGATGGGGGTGGGTTTGCCTGAATATGTATTGCTTTTTAGAAAAGCTCCAACGGAGTCAAATAATGCTTATGCTGACGAACCATGTCAAAAAACAAAAGAAGAGTATAGTATTGACAATTGGCAATTGGATGCTCACGCTTATTGGAAGTCAAGTGGAAATAGATTCTTTTCAAGTGAAGAATTGAAAGCTATGGATGTTAAAAAAATATGTGGGTATTGGAAAAAACATAATTCAAAAGAAATATATGATTTTGGAGAGCATTTATTAGCGTGTAAAAATTTAGATGAACAAGGCAAGTTAAGTAGGTTATTTATGACTTTGCCTAACCATTCAAATAGTGATTTGGTTTGGACTGATATAAATAGAATGAACACTTTAAACACAAATCAGGCTAATAGAAAAAAAGAAAAACATATATGTCCTTTACAGTTGGATATAATAGAAAGATTGATTAATAGATTTACAATGAAAGGAGATATAGTTGACGACCCTTTTGGCGGCTTATTCTCGACTGCTTACAAAGCACTAGAAATGGAACGTAAAGCAATAAGTACAGAATTAAATCCAGAGTATTATGATGATGGATTATACTACTTAAAAGCAATAGAATATAAAATTAATGTTCCAACATTATTTGATGTTTTATAATGCAAACAAAAAAGATAAGTTTAATTGAGAGTGTAACTAATACTATTATTGGTTTAGTTACCTCTTTTTTAATTCAAATAATCATTTACCCTTTATTAGATATACCAGTTAGTTTAGGTCAAAATATAATAATAACATTTGTTTTTTTTTTAGCTTCTATTTTAAGAGGTTATTTAATAAGACGTTTTTTTAATAAATTATGAAAGAGCAACAAGAATGGACGATATTAATAGCACTATTTAAAGCTACTGTTGAGCAGCAAAGTATGTTAATAGGTAAAAGTAAACAAGATGCTAAAGTTATATTTAATCGTTGGTTAAAGGACGGTAATAACTTATTGAAATTGATTGAAAAAAATAGTAGTGAAAAGGAACTAGAAGAAGTTACTTTTGTAGTTGAACAATCAATTAATAGGTTAAGAAAAAAGAAACTTTTAAATGAATCAGTATAGTATATTTTCAGAAATAAATCGTTGTTGTATGTGTGGCTGTTCAATCGATAAAGGTCAGTTGTGTGAAGACAATAAATGTGCTGATGAATGGTGGAAAAAGTATATTATAAATGGAATTAAACAGTAGATTATTAAATATATTTTAGTATATTTGCTTCATACTGATAACGACTAATAGTATAAAATTTATTTAAACAAACATAACCTATCTAAGGTACTTCGTGCATTTCTCTGTCGTTATTGGTTGCACTTAGTACTTTAGTATGGGTATAAATCCAATAACGAAATGGCAAAAGAATTACCATATTTTGAATTTGAGCCCGCAGAATATTTAGCTGGAAATATCTCTTTTTGTTCCTTAGAGGCACAAGGATTATTTACTTTAATATGTTGTTATTATTGGCAACGGAGTTGTTCATTAACTAAAGAGCAATTTTTAAAGAGAATGAACCAACCAAAACAATTACAAGAGTTAATTGATGAGGGTGTTATTAAAATTAAAAATGATTTAATAGTTATAGATTTTTTAAATGAGAAATACGCTAAAGCTACTAAAAAGAGTATAACAAATAGTAAAAATGGGTCTAAAGGAGGTCGTCCTAAAAAGCCAAAAGAAACCGAAACAAAACCGAACGCTTTAAATTCGTTAAGCGAAACAAAAGGCATAAGAGAAGATAATATAAGAGAAGATAATATAAGAGAGAGAGAAAAAATACCTCACACACAAAATGATTTAGATTCTAATGAAAAGTTTTTAAGTTGGTTTAATAAAGTTAGAACACTATACTTAGAAATACCATCTAACATTAACAGATTAGAGCGTGACGAAAAATCTAGTTTGAACATACTAAAAGAAAGTTACTCTAAAGAACAGTTTAATATAGCTATGTATAATCTATGTAATAATAAATGGGCTAATGAAAGTGATAATGTTTTACCTAAACACTTTTTAAAACCAGATAATTTTGTAAGATATTTAAACATGGAAAAGAAACCAATGATTAGTAGGTCTAAAAAGAAAAGGTTAGGATGGGAAATATAGTTAATCAAAATGAAATAAATCAATACTTACAAGACTATCATAGTGGTAAAATAACGCTAGGAAAAGATACTGGACTTGCTAAGTTAGATGATAGCATAAGGTTTAAAAGAGGTCAATTAACCATAATAAACGGCTTAGACAACGTAGGAAAAACTATTTGGATGCTATGGTACTTTTTGACTTTATCAGTTAAACATAATTTAAAATGGTGTATTTATTCAGGAGAAAATAAAGCAGGTCAATTAGTAAGACAATTAATCCAATTTAAAACTGGTGTAAGATTAAATCAAATGACTTTAAGTGATGTGTTTAAAGAGGAATTACAAATAGAACAATGGTTTACCTTTATAGACAATTCTCAACTATATAAAACACAAGAGTTATTTAAGTTGTTTAAACTTGGGAAGTATAACGGTTGTTTAATTGACCCCTTTACGGGACTAGATAGAGAGTTCACTCACGCTGCTAATTATGGTTTTTTAAATGAATGTAGGGATTTTTGCAACTCAACTAACATAAGTTTATACGTTAATACCCACGTAGTAAGTGAAGCAGCAAGGCGAGAGTATGGAGAAAAAAGTGAGTACAAAGGCTATCCTATGCCACCAACAAAAGCACAAAGCGAAGGAGGTCAGCCTTTTGGAAATAGAACAGATGATTTTATTACAATCCATAGGCTTGTAGGGCATCCATTAAAAAAGTTTATTACAGATGTTTACATTCGTAAAATTAAAGATACTGAAACTGGCGGTAGTGTAACACCAATAGACGACCCTCTAGAATTTGAATTTAATAGTGGTTTAGGATTTACAATGAACGGTCAAAACATACTAAATAACAGATATAAAAATGATTTGGATTTAAGTAGATTAGAACCAAACAACGAATTTGATAATGAACCTTTTTAATTATGAGTTTTGAATTAGAATATATCAACAGAAAATCCTTTATAGATGGACAATTAAAACTATATAAAATAGAGTTTGCAAATACAAATAATGATAAATATTTAGATGTCATGAATGAATTAAGTAAAATGAATGTCTTTTTAGCTAAAACAAAAGATGTTATGTATAATGTGCATCGAGAAAATAAAGCATTAAAGGACGAATTAAAAAGACTAAAAGATTTGTGAAGTACCATTTTAGCAACGATAATAGATACTTTAAAAGTCGTAACTTAACCTATGAATTAGTAGGTACAAAAAACAACAGATAAAGGTTGGATGCACACAATTAAATTACCTTATTCAAAACTTGAAACTAAGTCGAGATATGTTGAGGTAACAGATGAAGAACTAGAAAAACTAAAACAATGAATATATTAAGAACAGTAGTACTCGATAGAATAAATCGAAAAAAGGACAAAAGCGTTTCAATAACTTTCATAACCGACAACGAACAGACAAGTGAGCAGTTTATGGAGTTGGATAAGCAATTAGACCAAAGAGGTATATTATACTTCAAACCCAAAGGACTTTTAACAACAGCCGAAGCTGATGAATTAGATAATGTAGATATTGAATTAGAAGGGAAAACACAAAGCCAAAGATTAAGAAATGTTTTATTTGTTTACTGGCAACAGTCAAACAGTAATATTGAGTTCAAGCAATTCTACAAATCTGAAACTGAAAAGATAATAGAACACTATAAAGGAAAATTGAAGTAGTATGCAGAAACACACTAAAATATATTTTAATTATTACGGTTATGATGAAACAGATTTTATAGCCTGTGAGGTTTGCGGATGTAAAGCAGTAGATATTCATCATTTAGAATCTAGAGGAATGGGAGGAAGTAAAACAAAAGACTACATAGAAAATTTAGTGGCACTATGTAGAACTTGTCATCAAAACTGCCATATAACAAAAACGTTTAATAATAAAGCAAAAGAAATACATTTAAACAACTTATGATTAAGATAGATATAAAACCATTATCAGTAAACAAGGCTTTTAAAGGACGTAGATTTAAAACTAATGAATATGATAACTTTATTAGGGATATGTTGTTAATACTTCCTAGTAATTTAAAAATTGACTCTAAAGCGTGTTTAAGGCTTAATGTTGTTTTTGGATATAGTTCTCGTGCTTCAGATATAGATAATGCTTTAAAGTGCTTTATAGACTGCTTAGTTAAGAAGTATGGATTTGATGATAGAAATATTTATGAGCTGCACGTTTTAAAAGAAATAGTAAAAAAGAAAAGTGAGTTTATAGAGTTCGAAATAAAAGAAATAAAAAAAATACTATAATTAAATTGTGATAGTTAAATTATATTAGTAGATTTGCTTAAACTTAAAACAAATAGATATGAATTACGACAACTGGAAATTAGCAACTGACTTAGACGACCAAGAACCTGAAAATGAATGTAGATTTTGCGGTAGGGAATGTGATGGAGAATACTGCGATAGTAAATGTTATAATGACGACTTAAACGATTAAACAATGGTAGGAACAATAGTAATAACTGGATTAATAGGAGCGTTGGTGTTTTGGCTGCTAGAGGAATTAATAATTAAATTTAAGAAGAAATGAACAAAGAAGAATTAAACTACTCAATCTTTCAAGCTTTAAGGTTTGAGTTTGACAGTCAAAAAGTAGAGAAGCATAGACTGATAGAAATAGCTAAAACAGTTAAACAATTAGATATGATAGACGAATTTAGAGAGATGGTATCAGATTTAAAACTTGACGGAATTATTAACGAGAGAGAAGAAAGGGATATGCTTGGGTAACGGTCAGGTGGTATGGTGTCGAGCCACTTAATAGAATGACAGTAACTTTAAATTAAGAGATAATGAACCAAATACAGATAAACTTTGATAATGCACAGGCTTGCACTATACCACGTGTTAGTAGCTGTGCGGATATTGACTCGAATGGTGTTGATAGAAATGATGCCCCAGTAGGTTTTTTCGCTGAACTAAAAGTCTATAAAGGCTATAATATTTGCCGAGATTGTGAAGCTCGTAAGCTATGCCAAGAGAATAAAGAAGATTGGTGCTTAAAAAACAGGTGTATGAGTTACGATATAGTTGCAGAAAAGGATGGGAAAACCTACGGCAGAAAAGACGGAAAGTCTGTGATATTTAAGAAACTGTAGCATTGTTTATAACGGTTTGGCTAAACATCTGCGGAACAAAGTGGAGTTGTGTTTAGCTTTTGTTATAAACTGTAAAAAAATGAGCGATGGCAATTCATGTATTACCAATTAACGATTTAAAAGAACACACAGAAGATAGCACATGCGAGTGCAACCCATCTGTAACTATTCAACACGGAGAAATGATAATTTGCCATAAATCGTTTGACAAAAGAAAAATAATTGAAGAAGTAAATAACATCTTAAACAATCATAAAAATGGAGGCGAAACCCAAAAACCCAAAAACTAAAGCAAAGCAACTTGCACGAAAAATGTTTTCTTACCAATGGAGGCAAGGAGCAGAGCACGCATCAGATAAGGAATATCGCAATGCCGTGAATTGTGCAATAGTTGTAGTAGACGAAATACTCAAACAAGATAAAGAGATAATTGCTGGAATTGATTACTGGAAGACTGTAAAACTTTGCCTTATTGCTCTTAAAA